TCCCTACTTACGATGCTGTCGCACAGCATCATTCCACCACACCGAATTGTACAGGGACCAAGTACAAAACTAGTGGTGGCTCTCTTTACATCAGGTTAATACACTAAACACTACGCTGAGTTCTATTGCGTCGACGACCCGATTGTTGTTGTTCAGGGCGTGGTTCATGCCTAACTATTACGTTAGGAGGTACTTCCATGTCAAAATGTATCGGCGTCCAATTACCTCTTTTGACCTCATCGCATTTGGTCCTGAGTTGATCTACAGTTAGGTCCAAATGTTTGGCAACTACACTCTCCATTAGTTCTAAGTCACATAGAGTTTGAGGCCAAGCCTCATTCTCGCCGTATTCATAGACCCAAAAGTTAGTGTCGCGTGTGAAGTCGTATTTCGTCATCATGTCATCAGTAAACATACTGGTTTTTTCCAATATGTGGGTAGCATATTCCGACATGAGCGGTGTTAACTTGTCGGTTGCTAAATAACCCTTTGCTTTATTACGCGCTACAAGGCGCTTGTCAATATTACGGATGACTGATAAGTGCATTTTTCCTAAAGCCCGTTTTGGCTCCTGTACCGATGTAGACGTTGTCCATGGATCAACGAATACACGTGACAAGAACGTGACTGGCTGGCACTCTTTACTGACTTCACATTTGAGAGTCAATCCTAAGTCTCTGGCAGTTCGCTCCATGACACTAGCCCGTAGGCCACCGCACAAAGTATCGTCACCATAAACTAGGCCGGGTATGTTCATTATTTCGCCTGGTTTAATCATTCTGGCATTACGAGCAGCACAATACAGCACAAACGCTACAATTAAGGTGTTTCCATCTGTAGTCGTTGGGGATCCGGATAGTCGAGAAGACTTCTGCTGGTACTTCAGGCCTGTATCAGTGAACGCTGGGCACGTCATCTCCGAATCCAATAACTTCAGCAATCTAGGCCTATATTTTGGATTAAAGAGACGTTTATAAACTGCGTGCTCCACTGTCCTAAGGAAGTAACTTAGAGTACCATCTAACCGTGAATAATCGGTTGATAGTATCTCTTTATGTTTTTCAGCAAGTTCCATTACTGCTGCTGATATCTCCCTTGGGTTTTTACACGGCATGAACCACGGCATGGTTCTAAACACTTCCTCCTTTGCTGCATAAGTATACGCGGACAATTCCATGGTGTGAGAGGGTGGTAACGTTGAAATATTCCTCGGATCTGTTATTTTTCCGTATGCTTCACGTTTCATGAATGACCTGACAACAGTGATTGCCTGCCCGATAAGATTCTTGTGTTTTTGACATCTTACCTTTTGTAGTGGCCGGTTTTGTTTCTCTATAACATAATCCATGCTGTAAGGTTCCAATACACCTATTGGAAACGCACGTATGAATTCGTTAAAATATTTCCGATATTTGCCACCAGGATTCACTGTGTTCCGCACATTTTCTACTCTTCCTACTATTGCGGCAGTGTCATTATTCTCGGAGCTAGCAGGGAATATGCCGGCGCCGGTGACGATAGGGTCGAAGACCTGGACTCCTATATCCTCACCGTCTTCCCAGGCTAGTGGTCCTATGTGCTGGAAGTGGGGAGCTTTACCCCGTGCCTCGCCAGCACCCACCTGTTTTTCATCGTTGTTCCTCTTACACCATCCATTGTTCCACGCCTCATATATAATGGGGGCCATACTGGCTGCGTCTTCAACTCCTTTTGCTCGTAACATGCGTTCAATATCAGCTATGTTGGGGTTTTTCGTATGCAAGAATCTTGCCATAATAGCACAGAAAGTTGCATAGTCCACAGTTGCATGCGCAGGACAACCAGCCAATGATACACTCACCATTAGGTTGGTCTTAGCCGCTTCGCCGTCCCTTGTCCGATCAATATATGTCAGGACATTAACAGGCCCATAGCTGAATTTCCGCCGTCGTAATTCGTTACGCGTCCGGAGTAACCCATTATACATGGACGGATACCACGTCGTTGGGGTTAATAATACTATACGTCGTTGCTTATCGCTGGGGAGTACTACCTGGTCGACCTTCACTAATAGTGAGAACAAACGTCCTTTAACTACTAGGTGGTCAACGTTATAATCCCATAATTTGTGATTATAACGTGCGCCACCACTGTATACTACAAATAACTCGTCGTCTTGGATGTGGAAGGTACCTTCTGGAATGACACCTCCTGCGCTCGTTGGGCAGAAAGTGTAAACCAATGCAGGCCTACCTGTCCACAGCCACTTTGCCATATCAGCGTAATAATCAACATCAACAAAAGTGAGTAGATGATAATCACGCACTGGATCGCACTTGTATGGTAAGCATGCGTCCTTAGCTGTATAATAAAGCCTCTGCCCGTCATGAGTGTTACGAGCAGATGTGCTTACAGCGTAGGGTTCTAACCCTATTGATCTGGCAAATAAGTCGATCGAGTATTCAGCATCAGTGCGATTACGCGCAGATTCGGGATGAGAGTGGGACTCATCACGTGGAGCAGTCGCCTGCACGTGGAACTCCGCATTAAATTTTTCCCGAACACCCTGGTTGATGTTTTTGCTCAAAACCGAACAAAGCAAATGTGACCTTTTAGCCAACTGGTAGGCCACATAAGCTGCGGTAAGCCCAGCAACAGACCACTTGTAACGAACAGCAGCGTTTTGTAAAGAGCCACAAAGGGAATTTACTTTCCGTTGAGAGAACATAGTGATCAATAGTAGAATACGTA